ATTCCGTGTACTTGGAAACGTCGCCAATAAAAAGAAAATGGTATTTGTTCAAGACCTTGAGAATATTGTAAGAAAATATTCTGGTTGCGGATTCAATCCAGTTGGCTCGGTTGACATTTATCAGCGTACAATCGACGTTGAAAAAATGAAGGTTGATTTAGAAATGTGCTGGGATGAATTTGAAGACACAGTTTTCGAAGAGTTATTGAAAACGGGTACAAGGCTTCCAGATGTTTCGGGAACATTGATTGAAAACATTCTTTTGACCCGTACACAACAGGCGATTAGAAATGATATTACCCGTCTTTCTTACTTTGGTTCTCAAGCGTCCAATAACCCTAACTATGATTCATTAGATGGATTTTGGACTGTTTATTACCCTCAGTTGGTTGCCGATGATTTAATTCCGAGAACTAACACGGGCTCAGGTGCAGACCTTGCGGATGGTGATGGCTTCGCGATTCTTCGTGCGGTATATGACCAAGCGCCTTTACAGTTAAAAGGCTTACCAGCTAACCAAAAGGTGTTTAATGTAACCCAAAGCGTTTATTCTCAGTTAAGGGAAGACATTGAGAATGGCGGTGGCGGTGATTACGGTTTACTCCAGTTAATTAATGGTGTTGAGCAATTTACCTTTAGAGGCGTAACCGTTATTCCTCAGTATCGTTGGGATGACATCGCAACGTCACTTGGAACAACTAAGCCGCATTATGTGGAATATACAACACCACAAAACAAGGTACTTGCAACCGACGTGTTAAGCCCTGAGACTGCTTTAGAACTTTGGTACGACCAGAAAGACGAAAAGGTGTATATTAAGGCTCGTTTTAAAATGGGTGTAAATTATATTCACCATTCACTAATTAGCGTAGGCTACTAATCTAAAATAAATATGAGTGCAATAACAAGCGGATGGCTTAATCAATGTGTCGATGGAACTTGCGCGGGCGGTATTGGTAAACTTTATATCGCTAATGCGAATCAAGTTACTGGATTTACTTCCAATGCGACTGCAGCGGTCACAGCGATTACAATGTCATCAACTGCCTCAGTATTTTACGAGGTAGAATTTAGGGACAATTCGGGAGCATTTACGGAAACGGTAACTCAAGACCCAGACACTTTGTCGGTTGCAGTTGAGCAAAGTTTGGTAGGTATTATTAATTGCCGTGACCAAGAGTTAAGAAACTTAATTCAAGACATGGCTGGACAGGCTTGCGGCTTGGTTTGTGTACACGTTGAGAATACGGGTAACTATTGGTTATGGGGTGCAGAAGTTATAGGCTCAAAGAAAAGACCAAGTAGGCTTACAAGTGCTGAAGGTTTATCTGGTGCTTTGTTTACCGATTCAAATCAGGAAACATTGACAATTACTTGCCGTACCACAAACAAAGCAAGATTTATCGTTAACGGCGAAACAGTGATGAACGCCTTAGATTAATAAAAAATGATAGTTAGGGATAAAAGTAAACTGATGATTTACGTCGGGAATGACCCAACGGGAAAGGCGGGAATACTAAAGAAGGCTATCGGAAATTTTACACAGGCAGAATTAAGGGGTTGGCATAGCGTCAACCCCGCATCTGTTAGTCAACACGTCATTTTCACGCCTGAGAAAAATACCTATGAGCCAAGTCAAGAAAACGATTCAAGCAGTACCGAACAGGGCTAACAGGAATTTAAAAAGAAACAATAGCCCTTTATTGGCTTCGGTAACTTTGGATACCTCAAACACTATGTTAGTGCAAGAGGATATTTTCAATGAACCATCAAGGGAAAGGCTTGATTTTACGGGGGCAAAATGGGTTAGATTCTTTACCCAAAAAGACGACTTTTTAAAGAGTCTTATAGCCATTGTAAACAATTCCCCAACGCTTAGGCGTATTATTGAGGACAAAGTAAACATGGTTGTAGGCGATGGATTTATCCCTATGAAAGGAAAATCTAACACATTACTTACAACATCGATGAAGGGTGAGGTAATAACTGATGATTCTTTAAATGAGATTGAAGAAGTTATTGGACAAGTAAACTTGCACGCACAAAACTTGCAAGAGGTACTTGCTTCATTGTCTTTTGATTACGATGCTTTTGGAAATTGCTTTGCAGAAATTGTAAGGGGAAAGGTTGGTAGTCAGCCTTTTACCTACATTTATCATGTTCCTGTTTATAACATTGGAATAAGAAAAGCGGAGGCTGACCAGATTATACGTTCTATTGGCATTTACGACAACTGGGAAGAAGTCCCACTTACAACCGAGGGCACATATTATGAAAGAGAGGGCTTTAGGGAGATACCAATTTACCCAGAGTTTAAGAAATTAGAAGACGGGACGGAGCGTTCAATTATCCACGTCAAACAATATGCGGCTGGATACTTTTACTTTGGCTTGCCTGAGTGGATAGGCGCGAAGATGTGGGCTGAAATTGAATACAGAATCCAGCGTTTTAATACAAGCAAGTTTGAAAATGGCTTTATGCCATCAGGAATATTACAATTCTTTGGTTCAATGACATCGGTTGAGGCTAAGAGCCTTGTTGAAGGCATTGAGTCAAAGTTTACAGGAATGGGAAATAATCACAAGTTATTTGTTCAAGTTTTACGAGATGAAAAATTAAAGGCTAATTTTATACCTACCTCAAAAGAAAGCGAAGGCGAATTTTTAAACCTTCAAAATCTTGCAGCATCAGCGATTGTTGTTGCTAACCGTTGGTCAAAGTCTTTAGCTGGTTTTGCAACGTCGGGACAACTTGGAACAAACCAACAGATACGGCAAGAAATGGAATACTTGCAAAATACGGTAATTAAGCCACGGCAAAACCTTTTGTTATCAAAGATTATCAACCCGTTCTTAAAAGAAATTGGGCTTTATAACCCAGCATTCACCGACGTATCGTTTGGTATTTCCAACACTTTACCCGTGTCTTTTATGGGTGATGTTGCAGTTGAACAAAATCTTTCATTAAACGAGAAAAGAGAAATATTGGGTTACGCACCCGTAGAAATAGAACAAACAACCCCAACGAATGAGCCAATTAATACAACCGAGTGAAGTAATAGCTGGAGGGGTTGCACGTCCAACACCAGCAGATATAAGACTTGATAAGTCGCTTATCAGTCCACATATTCAAGATGCAGAGTTCCGTTGGATTGTTCCCGCCATTGGCTTAACCTTGTATGATTCAATGGTGACAGACAAGGGAAGTTCAACCGCGTTTACATCAACTTCTTATCAAGACATTTGGGATAAACAATTAAAATCCTTTTGCGCCAATGCCGTCTTATATGAAGCTTCGCCCTACATGGTAATGCAACTTGGCTCAAATGGTTTATATACCCTTGATAATGAATATGGGCAAAACGTCGGGGTTGATGGTTTAAAGTTTTATCAAGATACTTTGTTACAAAGGTTGGACGTAAAGAAGAAAAGGATTAAAGATTTTCTTTGCAATTACTCAACACCATTGACCGCGTTTATACCAAGTGCCATCGGTTGCCCTGATTCAACTTGCGATGAACACGAAGAAGAAATAACAGATATTTACAATACTTTAGGCATTGTTTTATGATAGAGAAACCAAAAAAAGAAAGGCGATTCCTCAAGGCATTGGGGCGAGTCGGTGAAATATTAATACAAGAGGTTTTAATCAAAGTCGGGAGTAGTTTAATCAAGAGGATTGGAGGCAAAAAACAAATACCTTCAATTCTTTTTTTATTCCTTTCTATTAGCCTTTACGGTCAATTCCCTATTAATATAAACAAACAAAGATTAGGTTTCCAGACTACCGCCGACGGATTGGTTTGGCGGGGTTCATTAAGCGACACCTCAAGTATTCAACCAGTTTCAAATCAATATGCGTGGGTTATCCTTGATACCGTTAATCTAAAATTATATTCATTTGATTTTACTTCCAATGTTTGGAATCAATTACCATCGGGTTCAACAGTTGATACCACGTCTTTAAGCAATCGGATTAATTTAAAACTAAACATTTCAGATACCGCGGCAATGCTTTTGCCTTATGCCAAAAAAAGTTATGTCGATACGGCTGGCAGATTTTACGCGCGTCAAGACTTTACAAATGTTTCTTCCTCAACTTTGACATGGACACAAACGGACACATTAGTCCCAGCTGGTGTAAACGTGGTACAAGTTTACCGTAATGGTCAAATATTATTGCCAACTCAATACACTATACCTACTAATGCCTCAGTTGTAATTGGGTCAACGGCTTTTAAGTTAGGTGAAAATTATACGGTAATATTTCCTAAAGGTGGCGGCGGTTCGGGTAGTGGTGGTTCGGGTTCACTAACCTCTATTTCTGGAGGAACAGGAATATCAGTTAG